GTTTCAGGTCGTGCTGTGTTTTGGCTAGGTCGCGAATAACCCGCTGCGTGCGGGGGTCTAACTCTGTCATGCGGGGTCTACCTCCAACGAAACCTTGTCCTCGTCACCATCACGGCTTATTTCACGAATACGCACGGTAAACTCACGGCGCACCCCATCAGAGTGTTTGCCGCGTACGGTGATCGTGTCGCCACGAGAAAAACTGCCCAACGGGGCCAAATCACTGTCATGCACCACCAGCCCATTGAGCGTGTAGTCCAGGGCTTTGCGTGCCTCAGCTAGGGCTTTGTCTGCGCCTTTGCGCACCTGCTGTTGGGTGTTCCAGTCCTTGTCATCAACGCTGACTACACTGCGCACCAGGCGAGGATGCTCAAGTACTCGGTCGGCCATGAGCGTGGACTGGCCCTCACCAGCACCATGCGCATGAACCTCAGTCCTGACGTCGCCGCGTACTAGTTCGGGTTGGGAGTGCACATTCACGCCGAGCTCGAACCGTAGATCGGGTTTTGGGATGCCGATCTGGTTGCGGACTTCGATGATGAATTCCAACTCATCACCAGCCCACCGGGTATGCTCCACATAGTCGAACCCACCGAGTTCCCGTAACTCATCCAACACAGCGCCCAAATCACGGGTGGACCAAGCATTCAACTCATATGGTTCCGGCTCACCCTCCGCATCATGCTCGGACAGCCAGGACTCCAGGTTGCTGATCACGTCCGCGCTAGCTCTGCGGCGCGCATTCCAGTCCGCCAGCCGTTCTTCCTGCACCAAATAATCCGAAGCCGCAGCCAACACTTCCGGGGTCCGGTACTGCACCCACGAGAAGTCACGCGTCACAAAAAACGCGACCACCAACGCCTCAGTTGGCTCATCGTTGTCGTACACAATATGGGCGGCATGATAACTACCGGCACCAGATACCTCACCCGTCCCGGTGCTAATCTCACCCACCACTTTGCGACCAGCCGCCCGATACATCCGCCGGGCAGCATCCTGATGCCACCGGGTATGTTTGCGGATCGACCGGTCAGCAGCATCCACCTCTGGTTGTAACCGGGCAATATCAGACTGCACACGTCGGTATTCAGCAGACGGGCCTTTGCCCACGGTGACACCGCACCGGGTGTCACCCTCGATCCGGAAATTCTTCACCCCAGACCGGGCAATAATGTGCCCCCAAATCTCACGCCACGCCTCTAAAGCGTCCTTGTCGGTCCAGGACACCGGCTCAGCATCCCAGGGTACATCTTTGGCGAGCATGGACAACCCGCCAGCCTCCACCGATAAGTCCTCATGTAACGGGGCAGCATCGACCAGCCCGGATACCAGGTCACCGTTGGATTCCTCGACCGCGATGATCGTGCCCTTTTCGAGCACCCACGGGTGCCACTGCGAATCGACGTTCCGGTTATAGGTGGCAGGCAGCGTCACTGACACGGACCCCGGCGCGGACAACGCACACGACCTGGACACGGTCTTAAACGGGGCCTGCCAATCAAACCCCTCACCCGTGCGAGGATCCAGTAGCATCACCCGCATTAGACCAGCGTCTCCCGAAACTCAACATTGAGAATCGTCTGCGACCGCTCCTGGATCGTCACCCGCTCCACCGGCGCACCAGACCCCAACGCCGCATACAAATGAAATGGCTGATGCGTGCCCTGCAACTCAGCAGGCACCGGCACATCCACCTGAATCTTCCAGGTATCCGTCACCGCACCATTACCGAGCGGGGCATCAAAATAGGGTTTATTCGTCTCATACGTTTGCGTGCCACCAGCACCGCCATACCGGACATAATAGGAACCGTACACGTTCGGGCCATCCGGGGTGAGGTTGCGGTACTGGATGCCCAGCCACTCCGCAGTGATCGTCATCCGGGTCGCCCATTCCGGCACATAAATGGTGTGCTGCCCGCCACGCGACGGGAACGCTTGCCCGTCCCGGTTATTGAGCACCTGGGGTCCAATATCACCGGATCGTGACCGGGTCTCCGTGAACGTTTGCCCACCAATCCGAGCACGTCGGTCTGTAATGCGACCGGCCGTGACCACGTTCTCGCTAGCTGGTAACGTGACGTTGCCGTGCCAGATGAACGGGTAGTCCAACTGATGCTGCGCTGCCAGAACGTTCGCCGACTCAACGCCAGGGTCCACGCCCTCGATCACATCAACGGTCACATACTCATCCCCAGGCATCGGGTGTTGCGGAAACATCCCCTCATCCCAAATCCTCGTGATGATCGCGTCCGTGCGTGGACCACCAGATGAGGCAGCCCGTAACGTGAACTCTTTAGCCGTACGAGACCGGAACACATAGGCTTCCCCAAAATGCCCAGCAGCCGGATTCGGGGCCACCCCCACAAACGGCAGCACCAGCCCCTTATTTGAGGCAGGAGTCGAAGGACGCACCGCACCCGAAGCGGACGGGCCAGCAGGCACAATCCCCCGCTTCGGGCCGCTAGAAAGGAACGTCGCCATCCGTGCGCCAGCAGGATCATGCGGGACACCATCAGCCGACAAAAACCAGGCATCAGGATTCGGTGTAACAGTCATAAAAATGCTCCTTATTGCATGGACTGGTAGGCGTCCCACCAGGTAAACGTCGCTTTGGATTGTAGGGACGGGTCAATGGCCTCATACCACCAGTGCGTCTCACCCGGCGGCACAGTCAGATCCGTCAACAGTGTGTGTGGGGAGAGACGCCCAGGCACCGGGATTGGCTCAGACCGGCCACCACCATGCAGCATGACCGAATGGTGCATCCCATCAATCACCACGTGCTCATCCCACGCCAGACTGCCCCGATACACGACCTCCACCGGCCCAGCCCACGCACGCGGATTCGTAGACGGGCCATAGAACGTGATAGATAACGGGGCCTCAAGCTCACCACCATTCGACACCGCCACAGCAGACGGACTAGACGACCCAGACGCCACCAACGGCGCAACCAACGGGGCGATAAGGCCACCCTCAAACGCCGAAGCCGACGGCAACAACGGCACAGAAACAGGGGCGGCATAATGCAACGGGTCCTGCTGCTGAAAACTAATCTGGGCAGTTCCACGACCTTGTTCCGTGAGGAAGTCTGGTCGCGGCGGTAAATACTGGCGAGGCCTCCCGTAAATGCGGTGCCACACCCCATCATGCCCAGTCGAGTATTCCAGGGGCACACGTCCCTTCGTTCGGTTCGCCCAGGCTTTCCATGCCCGTTCTAACGGGGCGATCTTCTCGAGCACACCTTTAGTCGAACCCTGTTCATCCACAGCAATGTTAAAGGTCCACTGCGAGTCGCGCAGATAGTCGGTGCCGGGCATTACACCATCACGCCCTAGTAGTCCGGTGTCGTCAACCTGGATGTCCGTCTCACCAAGAGAGGACTCCGCGATAGCCACCTCGCTATCGTCAGTGCAACCAATTTCGTACCCGTCAAAGCGAATATGCATCAGCGTCTACTTTCTGCAAGGTCATATCGTTGGAACGTGTCGAAAGCGTCGTGCACGGTCGCGTCAGCGTTATGGAAATGCGGTTGGAACGTGACCAGTCGACGATCACCAAGGACTGCCGCTAACCGGTCGTAATCAATCTGTTGCGCAGCAACGCTCGATGGCGGAAGTATTGTCGACGCGAGTTGCCCTGCCCGGCCACCGTCTCGCAGGTTGGCGAGGTGGTGCACGGATGGGTGGTCTCGGTTGATGCGGTCTATTACGCTGTCGTATTTGTCAGATGAACGACGGTTGACTACCCACTCAAGGTCGTCCAGCATCGCCACCGGGTGGCCTAATGAACTGACGCCAAGGATTTGATCTGTGCCTAACCCGGTGTAGGGTAGGCGTCCACCATTCGCAAGATGGGGGAGTTTGTTGAACCCGAAGTCCCGACCAGCACGGCCACCCGTGTAACCGCCTGGCCCTTTTCCTGGCGCGTATGGGACACCATAATTCCCAGGAGCGGAGGGGCCACCACCGATAGTCCGCAATCTAATAATTGCGGTTCGGTTACGAGCCGCGTTGTTAATTCGACTATTGGCGGATGATGCGTTGTCGGTGACATTGATAAACGAGCTACCATCCGTGATCCCGTTGATCTCAGATTGGGTCGCATAAACGGTGCCGTTATCGTCCACATAGACTGTCCGATTCACACCATCAATGTTGACGATCCGCTGCTGAACAGTGGTCGTCGTACCATCGTCGGTGACGAACACGTACTCAGTTTTGCCGGTGATCGAGTCCACCTTGGACTGCACCTGACCGGCTGTCCCGTCCTCACTGATAGCAACATCAACTTTCTTATACCCGGTGATCGCGTCCACCGCTTCACCAGTCTCAAAAGCCTTCGCCCGTGCAGAGTCGTCCATGCTGGTTATTATGTCCAAGCCGGGTGGAATCTCATCCAACGATGCGCCCAGCTCGTTAGCTTTCTCCTGGGCGGTCTCATCCATCCACGTTTCAATGTCCACACCATCAGGAACGCCCAGCACTTTTCGCGCCAGATCTTCTGCCGCAGACCCTGTAATGCCGAACTCACCGGCCGTAGCGATCAAGTCGTCGTACGTGCCTTCAAGTGATGCTTGGATGTCCTCTTGAGATTCACCAGCCTCAGCCATAGCCGACGCCATATCCTGCCCAGAGCTAGCAACATCCAGGAACGCGGCCTGAGCAATACGGCCAGCCTCAGTCGTAACGTCGAAACCATCTTTGCTGTCATTCAGCACATCAGACAGGCCACCGTGTTCAGATTTGATCTGCTCAACCGCAGCGGTCACACCATCAAGTGACTCCTGATACGTTGCTTGAGCCTGCATAGCTGACTGCTCGGCAAGACCCGTCTGGAATAACATGTCAAGGTACTCAGACAGAGATTCAACGGTGCCGTCAGCTGCGATCCCGACTTCCTCAAGGGCACCAACGAGCTCATCCTGCTGGGCTGCGTCATCGGTTGCCTCGGCTACTTCCTGCAACTCGGGCGGAAGGTTTCCTAGTGCAGCCTCATAGAGTTCAGTACCCTCAAGGGCATAACCCTGCTCAGCGGCCATTGTCTGTAGCGCAGCCGTGTACTCAGGGAACATGGCAAGAATCTCGTCGTACTCGAGCCCCTGATTCGACAGGGCTTCCGCAGCTTCCTCGAAACCAGCAGCAGCGGCTTCAAGGTTGCCCCCATTCACAAGGGAACTAGCAGCCTCATCAATCGCATTGAATGATTCCTCAGCCTGCTTGTGCATCGGGGTCCCCATGAGACCCCAGAGGTTCTCAGCACTATCAATGAACTTGAGGAACCCATTCATTGCCGCGTGCTCTGCAGCTTCATCGAGACTTTCGATCTGCGTGACGTGACCAGTGAAGTCGATCTGTGTTGAAGAAGCTAACTCGTCTAAACCCTCTCGGCCTTCACGAGCACCATCCGCCAACAACCGCATCTCGTTCTCAAACTCGGACGCCCCCGCAGCAGCGGTACTAAAATTGTCAGCAAGAGAATTAAGTACAGTGAACCCAGCAAGCACCCCGAGAGCTGGGCCTGCCGCTTTCCCCACGTTCTTGAGGTTAGTGGGCAGCGTCTTACTGGACTCATTGAGACGTCTGAACGCATCGTAGGTTTCAACAGCGCGAGGGGCGAGAAGGACTAACCCGCCGGCGCCCAACGCGGCCACACCACCGAGACCTGATAACGCGGTAACCGTACCCATGACAGGCTCTGGCAGCTGAGCAAACCATCCAGCTAGGTCGCCGATACCTTCAGCAATGTCACCAACGATAGGTGCAAGAGCTGAGCCAGCAGTAATCGCCGCGTCAACAATGCTGTTCCAGGCGACTTGGATCTGTGCTGCAGCAGTCTCGTACCGTAGTGATGCTTCCTCAGTGAGTGCTGAGTTCTTCTCAAACTCTTCATTACCCATCGCCATCGCATCGCCAGCGATCTCACCAGCCGAGGCAAGACGCCGCAACACATCAGCCTGACGAATACCATTCACGCCAAGCTCTTCCAGCGTGCCCGCAACAGACCCGCCCTCAGCATCAACTTTTGCCAACCCTTGGACAACCATGTCCACGGCTTGCGCTGGTTCTTCGCGCCAAATGTTCGCGAAGTCTGATGCCGTAGTTCCGGCAAGTTCAGCCCAACCATCAAGCGCGTCGCCACCTTCACGTACAGCCTTGTCGATGTTATTGAAGGTCATGGTCATGGCCGTACCGCCAGCCTCAGCTTCAATACCCACCGATGACATGGCCGTGGCGAGACCCATGATCTCACCCTCAGAGAGACCAGCCTGTGTACCTGCCGCAGCGATACGCTCCGACATGTGCAAAATCTCAGATTCAGTGGTCGCGAAGTTGTTGCCTAAACCAACCAAGGCAGACCCGAGACGATCCACATCAGAGAATGACGTGCCCGTAATATTCGAGAAGCGCGCTAGAGCGGTAGCAGCTTCCTCAGCGGACAAGTTCGTCGTCTCGCCAAGGTGCACCATCGTCTCCGTGAACACCGCGACATCATCAACAGCAACACCCAGCTGACCGGCCATCTCAGCAGTCGCCGCGATCTCTTCATGCGTCGCCGGCAGAGTGGTGGCCAGGTTGCGCAGATCTTCTTCCAGTGCCTGCATCTGCTCAGCAGTGCCATCGTTGGTTTTCTGGACACCTGCCCACGCGGTTTCCCAATCAATGGCAGCCTTGACAGCACCAACGGTCATAGCCGTCAGCCCGGCGCCAGCAGTGGTGAGAGCTGTCCCGAACGTTTGCATGTCCTGTTCGTTATTTCGAACAAACCCTGCAACATCACGGCTAGTCGCATTCACCGCGTCACGGGCAGTCTTCAAACCTGCGACAAAACGGCCCACTTCTGCCTTTAATACGAGCTCAATTGACCGTGATGCCATCAGGCCTCCTTAAAACAAGAAACCTCCACTACACTGGAGGTATGACAAACCCTGCAGAAATTGAAAAGAAACCTAGCAACCCAGGACGCATAACGCGGTGGGCGGGGATTACAGCCTTATTATTTGCCCTACTCGTAATGGTCTCGTTCGCCTTCTCATCTGTGGATCGGGCGGTCCCGTGGTTCTGGATATTGCTCGGATTCGCGCTAATCGTGATCGGCTACTTGCAGAAGATTGCCGCGAAATAACTACTCTTTGAGGCGTATTTGCGGAATCAGCGCCTCGGGTATACGTCGTTCGTCGTTGCGCCATTGCTCCTGCTCACGAGAAACCGCAGTCCGGTAGAAACACCTGATTGGCGGTTCAGACGTGTACCGCATCTCATTGTCTGGGTCTTGGCATTCTGCTTTCGGGCCACCACACACAGGACACTTATCAACAGCCTCATAATGAGCCAGTGCTAGCATTTTGCCTTGCTCATCGTGCGTCCACTCCGACTCAGCACGCGACGACACCACCCGACCATCACTGCCAGTTTGATACGTGACTGTTGGTTCCCACCCCATGAACCGGCGATGAGAAATCCCTAGCGTCCGGGCGGTTTCTAGTTCTTGTCGGAATCGGTGGTCGGTGCGGACGCGGGCAAAAAAGGGACCTCATTCGCCCCCGCATTCAACGAGATCACCGCAACATAAAAGTCCTCGTGCTGCGCGTTGGACAGGTCCTGAGAGAAGTCTGCCCAATCCTCATGCGTAAATTCTTCCTCGGTCCCATCAGGCCGGGTCACGGAAACGATCGTGCCCTGAGTGGACATGGCAGCGTCAGTGATCGTGGCAATGTTGAACGGCATGTTGCCGTCCTTTTCCTGCGACCGTGGCGGGTTCTGGGTGACTAGCCCATCCCACACGTCACGCGGTAATGCACGCAAGCGGAACGTCACACGATCTTCACGAGCTTTCGCTGACAGTTCTTGAGCTTTCTCACGTAGTTCCGTTACCCGTTTTGCTAATGGGTCATTCATGCGCTTATCACGTGATGCCCGTTGTTCAGCCCGTGCTTCCTTGTATTCAGCGTCGGTTGCTTCCCATTCAGCAACCAAAGTGCCATCCAACGCGACCTCGACCAGTCGCTCAGCACGTTTTACTTTCAAAGCCATACCAATGTTCTCCAAAAACTACTGCAAGGTTGTGCAGGGTTAGACCCCTGGCACGTCGCCACCCTGCAACGGACGACGCACCAGGGGAGTAGGGGTTAGGCGCCCGCGACGACAGCGACCTTCTGATGCACATCAGCAGTAACAAACAGCTTCTGGATCGTGCGGATCACCGAGTTTGCTTCCGGTGGCACGTCACGCTGTGAGCCCGCCTGGATCGGCCACACAGACACCTTCTGATCAGCAGCGATTTCTTCCTCATACGGGACACCACGACGTGTCACAATGTACCCAGAGGCTCCTTCCACCAGCGTTTCAGCGGCCTCATTCGAGTCCGTCTCATGCGGTGAGTTCGTGTTATCGATATATGTGATCTCGGCGGTGTTGGTTTTCCGGCCAGGCACTTCGAACGTCTGTGTCGAGCATAGACGCTCATCGGCGATCGTGGCCTGCTCACTAGTCAGGTTCAACCCGTCACCAGTCAGATAGCAGGACAGGTCCACAACAGACTCAGCGTTTAACTCTGTGATAGCTGGTGCGCTTGGATCTGCAATTGCTGGGACGAACCATACAGCTGTATTGCCGTCAGCGGGAGTCGATGGGATTTGTACCATTTAGTTTTCCTCCTTAGTTTTCTCCGCTTTCGACGGAGCAGATTGTTTAGACTTCAGCTTGATATGATGCTTTGGCCGACGAATAACACTTGATGGCGGGTAGTCTTTCTTCGACAACGCCGTGAGTGATTTCCCGATCCGTGGATCAGACTCCGGCACGTCGAACTCGTGACCAGTACTTTTATCTTTGACTCGCACAAACACGCGCAGCCTCCTTTTGGGTACAAAAAAGAGCCCCCACAAAGTGAGAGCTACAGGTGTAAATAGGTGGGTTATTGGGGCAGTTTCAGGTTGAACGTCAGCTTGGAAAAGAACACTGGCAGACCATTGATGATCAGGTCTTCTTCTCGTTCCACGTCCACACCAGTCGGCTCATACTCGAGTCGCTGACCGGCAACACGAGCACCTTCCAACAAACTGATGATGGTGTCGCACATGATCGTCACAGCCTCACGAGACTGACCAACCGGAGTCAATAACCAAGAAACGTCACGTCCATGTGGGGCACGAGTCAACGCACGATCAAAGAACGATGGACGACTACGATTAACCAACACGTACGGGTACTCAGGATGCTCATACACATCATGGTCATAAATTGTGTACCCAGCAGTGTCTAACAGCGTGACCAGCTCATCATGGGCTGTCATACAGAATCAGCCCACTTACCAACCAGATCCTCGAGTAACCCTTCGATCACCGGGGCCTCCTCACGTAATGGGCCCTCAAGATCAACGGTGCCACCACCACGCGACGTACCAAAAAAGGCGATATTCCCCAAGGCGCCACCACGACGAGCCTTATCCGGCCCAATCACAAACCCCAGGCTTGTAAGAC